TAGATGGTTGGTGATCTTGGCAAACAACACGGAGGAAGTTATTAAAACTTACGTATATTTTTTTTTATTTTAAATTGTAGTATTATTGGTTACTATCCGTTGATAGTTACTTCTTGACGTGCAAAGCTTGGCTTTTCAATTACAGTATTGTGATTAAATACTCTCCAGCCATTTTGGTCAAGATCAAACACTACTTCATGTTTTGTATCCAAGTAACGTGGTTTTGTACCAGAACCTCGAAGACTTTGTGGAACAGCATTTTCTTTTAAGAAACGCATTTGACGAGTTGTTCCGTCTTTCTTTGTGAAGCTTCCGGTGTAAACGTTAGCGTTGAATGTGAATGAATTTGTAGACATATATCCTCCTTTATTTAATGAAATGTCTTAGTTGGTTTGAGGATTTTTGTTTCGGTTGATCTCTCAACAACCATCGTGTTATTATTATAACATGTTCTTAACATTTTGTCAAGTAATTTTTTTTATTTTTTTTCAGTGATGTTTAAAGAGCAAACTTAATAAAGTTTTGTTTTCTTATACATTTAATATAACACACTATTGAAAGTTTGTCAAGTTATTTTTTTAAAAAAGTTAGAATTTTTTCTGCTTCTTGTTGAATCTGCTCTGTAGTTGGAGCTGTAGTTTTAGTTCCAGTTTGAATTAACATGTGGGTTTGTTCTGTTAAGATTTCTCTAGCCATATGAAAAGCAGTTAAACGAAGATCTCGTTCATTTTTTTTTAATTGTTCTTTTTCACTCATGTTGTCTCCTTTTTTATTTTGAGTAATTATATTATAACACATTTTAATAGATGTGTCAAGTTTTTTTTATAAATTTTTCTGAACGTTTAAAGTTTTACCTTGTTGAGACTTTAGTAGTTCTAATTGTTTTTTTGCTTTTAATCTAGCAGAACTAGATTTAAACTTTTTCATTTTAAAAGAAGAAGAATTAGCTACTAATTCTGTATTAAGATTTGATTTAGCAATGTCTTCATCTATTTGTTCTCTTATATTTTCAATTGCTTTTACATCAGCATCTTCAGAGATACCATTGATTTTTTCAAAAGTCTCATTTTTAAGTTGAGCAGCTTTGTGCTGTGCTAATTTAAAAGATCTTTCTCTTTTTAATTTTTCAATATCATCTCTGTGATCTGTTAATGAACTTATTGCTTCTTCGCATTGAGAATTAAGTGTTTTAGCTTCATTGTCTAATTGTATTATTCTCTCTTCTAGTTCATTTTTTTGTTCTAAAAGCATAAGAGAATTTTCATCGTCTCCTTCGTTTAAACAATTTTCCAAAAACATTTCAACCTCATCAAGTCTTTTCCTCTCATCCTCCAGAGAAGAATTGGTTTTGTTCCTAAGCATTGTTAAGTTGGCAACAGCTTCTCTTAATTTTTTATGCTGTGCTATTTTGTTGTTTATGGCTTGTTCATATACTAGGGCAGGATTTGATTTTTCAATCCCTCCCACTAGTGAATAAAAAAATCCAGATATAAGATTTGCTATCCTGTTGAATATATTCATGATTCCTCCGATTGTTGAATATAGTGTGTAAACTTTATGGAATAGAAAAACGAGTGTTCAGACCCGTTTTCCCAAATTCCAAAGGTTGTGTTATTTTTTGTCTCAAGATAAGTCCTTATATTGTTTAAAAGATGTTTGTCGTTTTCTTTTTTGTAAGAACTTATACTATAATAATAACATGATTCTGTTATGTTGTCAAGTAAAAAATACAAATTTTCTTTATTTTTTTCTATTTCTCCGATTGACACGGTACGAATTCTTGATATTTCTTTTGGTTCATGTAAGTTACCCATAATTGGTTGAGTATTTTTGAACCATTTATAATTTGCAAGAAAGTTAGCGATGGCTGCATTTGCATTATCATAGTAAGAACCAAGAGCACCTTCTCCAACGATTGAAGAAATTATTTTATTATCAAAAAGCCAAAGAGAATGAACCATTCCAGATCTTGCATATTCTTGTAAAACATTAAAAACTACTTTATGTTGGAGTTTTTGAGTTTTAGATAAAAAGAAAGGATCAGGTATAATGTACAAAACTTTTATTTCTTTATCTTTTATTTGCTCTAATATTTTAAGAGTTGCACCAGAAACTTTAGATGCTCCACAAACAATAAACCAAATGTCCTCTTCCTTTCCAAGTCTCAATTTATTTCCTAATTTAGGGACGCTAGATTCGTATTCTTCATGCGTTTGGCACTTAGGTAAGCCTTTACCCTCGTCCAAGGTTATCGTCTTGTATTTGCCCAAATTCTCAAGCTTACGGCATATGTTTATTCCAGCGTTTCCAAGTCCGATTGTTATCATTTTAGCTCTCCTAAGTTCTTTCCAACGTTAATGTTCACTTTGAACTTTCCAAGTTTGGTGTTTTCAAATATTTCAACAATCTCTTTTATTCTTTGTTTCTCAGAAAAAGGAACGTCCAACACTATTGAATCATGAACAAGAAATGCTACGTTGGTTTTTAATCCTTTACAGTATTTGTGGATTGCACAGGCTCTGTCAAGGAAGTTGTCTGAAGATGTAGATTGGATAAGGTAGTTGAGTGCATGGAAATCATCTGAAGGTATTGCTCTTCCAAACGGAGTAGTAACAATTCCCTCCTCATAATGTTTCTCCAAGACTTTTGACTTATCATAGTAGTCAGTAGTAACTGCTGTTGAAGTTGGGTTATAGAGCCATGCAAAGATCTTCTTCTTAGCATCAGCTCGTTCAATAGTATTATTAAAAATGTTAGTTTGATTCCAATCATGTATATCCTCGTGTGGTTGTGGGTGCCCGGAGAGGTGTAGTAGGGTTCTCAACTCGGCACCATTAAAGTCAAGCTCCACAAAACAATCCCATTTAGGCTCTATAATGTCCTTTAGTGAGGTCTTAAGGTTAAGGATGGGAAAAGACCCTTGGTTAAGTCCCAAGCGTCCTGTAACGGTGCCCCAAGGGTTGTAATCGACAAAAGACTTGCCTTCCCAATGAGACTTAACAAGATACATTGCTTTCTGATCTGTTTTGGCGTGTTGTTTCCATTTACCTTTATTAAATCTTATCTCTTGTTGAGCAATTTCTTTGCACATAATGTTTAAATTATGCATCAATCTGTAGTTTTTGGGTTTTGGATTATTAGATACTGTCCATTCTGTAATTTCGTTTAAAAGACTGTAGTAATGTTGTATGTCTTTATCAGGTACAAGGTTGTAAAAACAAACATCTGAAAGATTTATCTTGGAAGAGATGAAAGATTTAAGGTGTGCTTTAATTTTTCTTTCTCTTACTTCCAGTCTTTCTCTTAAATGCTCGGGACAAGCTTGTTGAATTGTTTTTCCCTCTGCGATTATCTTTGCTAGTATTACATCTCGATCGTCAATAAGTTCTGACCAGTCCCATGTAGTAGTAAGAGACTCAGGCAAGTCTCTTAATCTTAATCTGCCGTCAGCAAAGTAACCACGGCATTCTTTTTTATCATCAATAATTTGAAAAATCATTATTCCTCCGGTAAAAATGGATTTGTGTAATTATCAAAATATTTTTTCTTATCCTCCTGTTTTTTTAAGGCTTTATTAATTCCGCCTTCTTTTTGAGAATAAGAATACACAAACTGTTCATTAATATACCTTATTGATGTTTGTTTGTCAAGTTTATTTTTAAAAAAAATTGCTTTATCTTTAAGTCTTGCGATGTCAGCGCGAGGATAAAAATTTTGTTCTTCTATATTTCTGATTTCTATGTAAAGTTCAAACAATTGATTTTCTGAAAAATAAGAAAAGAAATTATCATTATTTATTTCTTGCCTTATTTTAAACGTTCTTTTAATTTTTTTATTTTCTATTTTTGTACTTTTATATTCAGGATAAATTCTTCTAAATTTGTTATATAATAATATAATATTATCTTTAAATATATTAATATCATTATAATATAATATATTATATTTAACTCTATAGAAAGATTCATTATTATAAATTTCATAATCTTTTAACAAACCATCACCATTTGATTTTTTTAATTTGTAAGAATCCATGTTTGGATTAAAAACTAAAATCCAAGGACATTGAAAATGTAAAACAAAACCATGAGTTTCTGCTTGTAGTTTAAATTGTTCAAAATTTTGAGAGTTTATGAATTGTGATTTTTGTTCATCATTCCCACAATCATAATCAGTTATAGAAAAACATAGACCTGTGTTAAAAATGCTACTATGTCTTGACTTTTGCCATGCGACCCTAGTGAACGGCAACTCTGATCCTATTTTTTTAAAAAACTTTAAAAAGTGCTTGACAAACGACTTGAAATCAACTATACTAGAATAGTTATTATTTGCTTCAATTTCCTCTCTAAATAAAGATTCTATTTCTTTTATGTAACTATTGTAAGAAACGTAAGGAGAACTATATGATTTAAAACATGTTATTTTTGATAAGTAAGGATCTTGCAGATCAAAATTATTTTTATTATCCAACAAAATTTGTGTAAATTCAGTTTTTAATTTGTCAAATGCATCAACAGCAATGTCTAATCCTGAAAATTCATTTAAAAATTGTATTTTGCTCTCATTAACCCAAACCGAGTTTAATTGATAATCAGTTTTACCATAATAAATGTATTCAAAACTATTAAAATCTATAACACTAGAAAGTATCTCATCATCACTGTCCAATAATGCTGAAGAGAAATAATCTGCTCTTTGATAAAACTTGCTTCTTAAGTCTTCTGTATCATTATTCGCTGTAAAAATTTTTTTACTCATAATTTTTTATCCCTCCGTGTTTTCATCAGCTGTTCCAATAACTTCTTGTTGTACTGATTGTATAACGTTATTGCAAGAACTATAATCATCCGGATCTATAGTTTCATCTTCTAAATCACTTTCTACTTCTTGACCCGTACTAAGTGCTCTAATAATACTGTCTCCTTTAGCGCTAAAAACAAACCTAGACTCTATTTCTGTAGAAAATTTTCCAGATTCTATAGTTGACTTTACGCCTGTTATGAGATGATAACCACCAATTCCCATTAGTCTAAAAAAATTAATAGATATTCCCGGATCAATCCCTGGAGTTTCAGATCCCATAGCAAATGTGTTGCCGCCAAGATAACTTGGATCAATATAAATCATCATTCCCGGAAAAAATAAAAAATTACCATAAAGAGAAAGGCTAACATTATAATAGTTAGCTAATTGAGCATAATCTCCAATACCTTGATTCTTCAACATCCTTCCTTCTCTGAGATAAGAAACGTTTGTTTTGCTCCAATTAGCACTTTTAACTATACCACTGTTTGAACCTGGTGTCAAAGCGGCAACACATGGAATATTTCCAAAAGTTGTGGCATCTTCTTCTGGGCTACCTGTTTGTTTTGGTTGTGTATCCATATAAATGTAAATTATTTCTGCATACTCAGAAGCTGATCTGTTGTTTGTTGTTGTTAAAGGAAATTGTGTTGTATCACAAGAAATAATAGAGCCTTGCGAAGAAGCATTAGACAAACCTCCTAACATTGATAAATTTTCATAATCTACCAAATGACTTCCATGTCTAAACATTAAAGACTTATCTTCTTCCCGCGAAAAACAAACTTCTGTTAACATACAACCACAAACATCATTTAGAAATTCTAATACAAAATCTATCAAAGGTTTATTATAAACGTTTTGAGAACTTATGTTGGAAAAAAACCAGTTTCTAAAATATTCAACAGAGATAGGCAAAGCAGCAATTGGTACAATTTCTATTTTTTCTGATAAATTTTTTATTTCTGCTTGAGACAAAGAACTTATAGGTTTTTCCGGAAGCCAATCTCTATATTCAAAATCTGTTAAAATAAAACTTATGTTTTCAGCTCCTAGTACATTAACATTAGAATCTCTATCATAAACACAATCTAATAAATAATAAAATAAATCACCAAAATAAAAAAATGAAAAAACAGGATCATTAATAGCATTTGCAGTCGAGCCTGGTTCTATTTTAAATCTAGGTTTTGATTCAAAGAAACCTTTTTCTTTGAAATTTTCAATTGCTTTTCTAGTTAAGCTTCCTTTTTTACCAGCATCTATTTTAAAACTATGAACGTGTTCATTTACAATCAAATTTTCTATTATTCTTTTAAAAGCTCCTAAAGAAATACTCTTTCTTAAAGCTCCTATTGATGCATTCATTTCAATTAATTGTGAATTTGTGCATTTTCCACTTTGAATTAAATCCTCTAAATCTCTCTGTTTTTCTATAACTTGCATTTCTTCATAAACTGGTATCAATGCATTAAATCTATTCGATTTTAATAATGTATCTCCATAGCCTCTAAAATTTATTTGCAACTCAACTGTTCCTTCATTTCCTATTTTTATGTCGTGATCTAATGCGCACATCATGAATGTTTTATTGACTAATTCAATCCCTTTCTTGAATTCTTCAAAAGTAGTATAACCAGAACCATTCAAAATAGTTTGGTCAAAATTATTAGATACACTCCACCCAACTGTTACCTTTACCCTGTAATAAGAAGGGTCATAATGTTCCATTTTGAACCTACCGTCGACTTCAGGTCTTTTTGTATTCATAGGGTTAACAACCAAATCAATATACCTAAAAGTAGTTGGTTCAAAAATCGTTTCACCAGTATCAGTAAATTTTGAAAAAGTTGTTCTTTCTTCAAACAGTGAACTAAACTCGTTAAAAAATAAAACCATAGTAGCAGAAACATATTTTTCTGCTGTAGCAGGTGTTTCACCATCAAAGTCAAAAGAAATGCTTTTTATACCTGCTCCGCCACCTTTGTAAACCAATCCTTGGGTGTTCAATTTTTCTGTTAAATTTAATTCTCCATTTGTTAATGGATCTCTGCTATAGTTACTAAAAGGAATCTCAACTGTTTCCATTATGTCATTGGTATTTACAAAAACTTTTTCTATTTTTATTAAAGGAACAAGATAAGATTGAATTTGTGGAGTAATAGATAAAAACTTTTCAATTTCAGTAAAAGTTTTATTAAAAATAGTATTCAATGTAGAATTAGCATCACCAGCAGTTAAGTTAAAAAACCTTCTATTATAAAAACCACGACCATGTGTTGGAAAACTATTGTCTTTTTTGCTTTGAGTTCTAATTTTATAATCACTATACATGTCACTAAGATTTGCTAACATTGCACATTGTCCCATTACTGCTTGCTTAGCTTCAATCTCTTTTGGATCTATAGCAACAGCGGCAGCTTCTGTTTTAGTTGCTTCTTCTTTAATTCCGTCTTTTAAGTCTTTTAAAGCTTTCTGTTTAGCATCTTCTATGTCAAGAGTATCATCTTGAGAAAGTTGATAGAGTATGTCAAAATAAGAAGCTTTTATTATATTTACTTGTTCCATAACAAATAATTTAAAAATCTCAACAGCAACCATATAAGCTACTCTGTCAAAATAATGTTTAAATGTTATGTCTGTTTTGGGGTCACCACTTTCTTCAAAAAATGTTAATTGATTGGTGATAGGTATACCATTATCATCTACAGTATTAAAAGATAAAGTTGCTTCTTTAGAAAATTCATCAACATACATATCACCAATAAGATTGGTTAAATTGACTGTTTTTCTACCTTTGGGTCCTTCAAGAATTGTTAGTTGCTCTGGGTCAATTGGGTTACCAAATGCTTCTTTAAGGATACTATAAGCTTCTTCTTCTGAACCAAACAAATTCTCGGTGGTGGATGTTAAAGAAGGCATGTCACTAGGAATATCTGGTTGAGCACCTCCAGCAGATGACATTTTACAAAAATTTATTGCTTTATAAAGTGCTATTGTGGCCGAGTTTCCACCACCACTTCCTGCACCAGGGTTATTACCATCAAATGCACCACCACTATCACCTAAATCAAATTTACTTTGTGTTGCAATTTTTCTTCTACCTTCACCTGTTGCGTAATTTGATTTACCACCATCCATTTGACCCTCAAAATTTTGTCTTGGAGCTAAATAAATTTGATCATTTGGAATACTTTTTTCATTGTATAAATAAACTTTATTTAAATCAAGTACTTGCTCTTCTGGATTTGATGCTGATGGTATTTTATACAGATTATTAAGTTCATTATATACTGTGGAAAGGCCATTAGTAGAATAAGCCCTACTATTTGCAACGATATCAACAGGGACACCAGCCTCTCCTAAACTATCAACCTTTGAAGGATAATAATAAACAAAATCTGGATTTTGTATGAATTCTAATCTTGTAAGATTTGTTGCACCATCAGCCTGAACACCTTCTAAAATTAGTCTAAGGTATACTGAAATTGTCAGTTTAAACTTATTGTAAGAAAAAATTTCCTCTTGTAAAAGAGGGTTAAGTCTATAAAGTTCATTTTTTGTGTATAACAAATTATACCTTATGTTATCTCTGTATGAATATTCTCCATCAACAAGCTGTCCAAAAACGTTTATAGAATTACTAATAAGGTATTGAAAATAGATTTCAACTGCCTCAAGAAAATCATCAGAACTTACACCTACAAAATTTACATCTGTTAGAAGATTTACATTTTTTTGTTGAGCCCAAGTTTGTTGTTGAACCCATGATTCAAACCATGCGCGAGCCTCGGGAAAGTTATCAATATAATCTGTCTGAAAAGGTTTTACAATTGTTGTATCATCAGATGTTGGTTCAAGATAACGAAAACCGCTGATACTTTTAACACCTGAACCGCCCCATTCGTTTTCATATACATTAGAAGTTTCGTTAATAAATTCACTTTTAAACCACTTCATTAAGAAAATAAAATCTTTTACATTACTTAGCTGACCAACACCAAATGTAGAAGTACTGAAGACGCGATTGTATAAAGCCGTCCAGGTTACTCCATGATGTTCGTTTAGCGCATCACCTAAGGGTTGATCTGCGGCTCCAATTTTATCATTGAAGTTCGGGATGTCAACAAATTGTTGACCAGAAGCAATCAAAAAATAAACGTGAAAATATTTATAATGTGCTGGGTTTTCTAAGTCTAGACCAACAAAACCAGAAGCAGGGGTAATTGTACCATTGTCAAATTTTCCTGTATTATTAGATGTGTTAATAACAATTGTTTCTTTAATCTTGCTTAGTATACTCACTCAATTAACTCCAAAACTTTATTTAAGTTTTTTGGGATTCTAAGTTCCTCACCTTCGTTAAGATGAGATTCTGTTGGTTTAAAATTCCACCTCGCTATAATCCACCATTTTGTCGGATCATTATAGTAAAGATTAGCTAGTTTCCAAAACCTATCTCCATTTGTCCAATAATGTCTGTGGTAATCAACAGAATTATATTGCTCTTTTGTTAAACTTCTAAATTTTGGAGTATCATATTGTTTTATTTTTTTTACTCCTCTATTCTCAAAAAGATCGCTATCTTTATAAGAATCAGATTTATTTGTTGCTATTCTTCGTTTTTTAAATCTATTACTCATCATCATCTCCAAAATTAAATGGATATCTTATCGTTTCTGCTGTGAGTGTCTTATTATCTCCATAAGCATTTACTAGTGAATCTCCGTCCACGTCAGTTCCTACGTTATGTGTATGAAGAACTCCAAATTCTAAACTAACAGAAATTTTTTGAAAATACTTTTCGTCTTGATTAGAAGAAGAAACTCCAATGGCAAACATACCATCTGCTTGGAAATCAACATTAAGACTTTTTATATAACCTAAAAGCATTTTTGGCTCAACACCTGTGAGATTGCCAGTAATAACATTTCCATACTTTATTTTTACTAAAGGAGCAGCTTTTAAGATACCAGTATTAAAGCTGTTATTATTTTCAGCATTAAAATCATACCCAGGATAGCACATGTTAGCTAAAACATTTAGTTTTTCTAATTTTGCCTTGGCTAATGACAATTTTTTTATTTTAGATGAGCCTGCCGGAGTTACTAATTGCACAGTTATTGACACTGTCCTAGTTGTGTTTGAATATGTTGGAATAGGATCAAGCCTACCATAAACTACTTCTTCTTGCCAATTAGAAGACCATCCAAGAGAAACATTTGACACAACTCCTTGCAAGTAAACACTAGAATTGTTTATCATGCTTTGTATAATTAAAGGTTCAGTATCTTTAAAACTTTCATCATTGCTTACTCCAAGACTTATGCCTGAGTTTGCTGGTCCACCTGTAGGTTTATCTCTTTCTATAACTTCTGGTAAAGGTTCACCTTCGCTAGGTGGTTCTGTACTCTGTAAAAATGTCTCTGCTAAAACAGACATGTTAGTATCCTCTTATTAAACAGTTGCTACTGATGTTGTATCTCCATTGTAATCACTCACAAGTTTTGTTATTTTTGCATCTAACTGTTTGCCATCTATTTCAATAACTAGTTTTATATTGTTTTTTAAATTGTTAGTAACATTTGACATTAGGTTAGAAGCTGTGGCTGATGCTGACGACATTGATGCAGATTTTCCTGTTGTAATTAAAGCTATGTTTTCTAAAGTAGCAGAAAATAGTTTTTTATCTGGTATTTTTGCCATCGCTGATCCGATCTTTTCTATTGAATCACTTATGTCAACCAAATTTTCAACTGCTCCAAATGATGCCTGGGTGCTATCCATAATGTCTTTATAAGCTCCTCCAATCATTTCAGCAGCTTGTCCCATCATAAAAGCAGCTGTTGCAATACCAAGAAGAATAAATACTGCTGGGCCACCGGTAGCAGTAATTCCTGCGAGTGCTGGTACTAATTTATAAAGTCCAAACGCAAATGCTGCAATACCAAATACAGCCGCCAACATTTGTCCTCCAGTTGTTAATTTTGAAAAAGCTTCAACAAGGTATGATATACCAAATGCAGCAAGTCCAATACCTGCACCTGCCATCAATGCAGCAGCACCAATAGCTAAAATTGGACCCACTGCTGCTGATGCTCCGGCACCAAAGATTGTAATTTGAGGACCAGCTGTGGAACTAACAACACCTAATTTTGCCAATCCAGCAGCGGCCAATGAAGAGCCGGTGGCCATTGCAAAACCTTTTGTTGCAATTACACCAAGTATGAGCGCTATGGTCATAATTGGATGTTGTAAACCAGTGGCAATCAATTCTATCATACCCATACCAAACTCCATTATACTTAAAACATTATTGACCATGTCACCCTCAAGTGCCATAGATTGAAATGCTAAAGTTATTTGTGTCATTATGGGAAGTGCTTGATTCATAGCTTCGTTAAAAGATTTTTGGTTTTCTTCTGATCTTTGCATTTGTGCTTGATGATTTTTGTATTCACCAAGAGACATACCAAAGATCCTATTAGCCTCTGCCATGTCAGAAATACCAGCAGCTTGAGCTATTGCTTTTTGTGTAAATCGATCCATTTGTGCAAAAGATTTGCCCGTGGAATTAACTGTTTTTATTAATGTCTCAACTCTTTCGTCTTCTTTCATTAGCAACATGTCTGTTGCTGACATTGTTGTTCCAAGAATAGCATTTAATTTACCAGCTGAATCTGCGGCATCAGAGAATGTGTCAAATTTTCCTGCGATTGCTATTAGAGAATCAACAGAAGTACCAGCATCTCTTGCAGCAGCAGACAAGTTTTTAAACACATCAACAGATTTTTTACCATGTACAGCTAGAGTTCCTGATGCTTTTACAAAACCTTCAGCCATCTTTTGAGGACCAATTCCTAATTGTGCACCTGCTCCAATAAGATCTTCTGTCATAGATAAAGATTCCATAGCTGTGAGGCCCATGGATCTATTCATGTCATTCATTATATTAGTAACAGTTTCCCCTTCAACTCCTAGTTTTTTGAATTCTGCTACTTGAAGTCCAAGACTTGCTTGAGAGTCTGCCGAAGCGCCTGCCATTCCTATCAAATTTCCTCTAACAGCATTAATACCACCTGCGAATTCATCTAATGCAACTTTGTTGTTTAAAGATTCTCGAGACAAATTAGCAAATGCCTCTTGCATTGCATCACCAGCACCAGTAGCTTTTACCATTTCTGATGTTAGCTTATCAACTTCTAATGCTAAAGAAATAGTATTTTCAACAAGAGAGCCTAAAATCTGTCCTGGGCCGAATGTTTCAAGAGCACTAAAAAAGGCTGCCGTTCTCCCTTCAGCTGTTGTTAGTTGCACCGCAAATTCAGCAGCTTTGTTCACTGTTTTTGTTAATTGAGAATTACCAAAGCCAATTTTTTCAGCAATTGATTGCATTATTTGATCGTTTTCTAAAGATAAATCTTTTGTTTCTTCTAGAAGTTTTTTTCTTTCCTTTAGTTTTTTCTTAACTTGTTCTTGTAAATCAGCACTTTGGATCAATTGATCTAATTCTTCTCCCCTTACATCAAACAATTCTTCTAATAAAGCTTTTTGGTCTTGATTAATTTGACTTACATCATTAAGAGCAGCTGCTTGTCCTAAAAGTTTTTCTTCTATATTAGCTAAAGCTTGTTCTTGTTCTCTAAAGAATTTAGTTCTTTCGCTACCAACAAGTTTTAACTGCTTTAATTCTAAATTGCTTAATTCTTGAGTTTTTAGACCAATCCTATAACCATCATCACTGATCTTATTATTTCTTTCTCTTGCTTTGGCTTGATCTTGTAATTGTTTTAAAATTTTTTGTAATAATACTTCTTGGTTTGACATTCATTTATTCCTCGTCTTTAAAAGGCCAAGTAATACCTGTTGTTTGTTCAAAATGATCAACAGCTTGATCTAATAGTTCTTTTGTTTTTTGAGACTTTGGATGTTCTGATCCGTATTTTACAAAATCGTCTAAATAATTTTTTTCTGCTACAATTGCTTGAGCATAGGCTCTAACATCTACTTCTTCTCCACGGATAACAAATTTTAATTTGTTGTCTTCGGTTTCTTTCAATTGAGAAATATCTGCTGTTATAACAACATCATCTCCATACATGTATTTTAAAAGCGTTTTGTTCCAAGATGCCATGGCTCTCATCCAGTTTTCTTTTAAGAGTTTCTTATTAGTAAAATCAATCTCAAACATATTGTATCCTCGTTAACTATAAATAGTTAAAAACAAAAAACCCGACTACTATCGGGCTTTTCTAATTTGTTGTTCATGAAACTTCTTTTCATCTTCAAACTGCTTAACTAATCTATTAAAAAACCAAAATCTTAAACCAACTGGTAAATTATAAAGTTCAGTAAAAGACCACTTTCCATGATGCATCATAGAAAACATCTGTTCATAAACTGATTCCATGTATTTATCTGTTAGGCCAAAAAAAGTCTGCCCCGAAAGGCACCTCCAATTCTTGTGTGTGATTACAAGAGTAACATTGGAAATTATGTTTTAATTCTACATTAGGATTTAGACTTTTATATGTTTTTTTCAAAAATGCCGCGTCTTTTATTGGCATCAAATCAATAAACTCAAAAAGTAATTTTTTATCAGTTACACCATTAGCAGACACAATCATCATCCTGTAGTGATCAATCATGGTGCTAGTTTTTTGAGAAGAAATCATTTTTATAATTTTCTTTTCGTCTTCACCTCTTAGTAATTTTATTTCTAAATTTACTTTTGAACTTGGTAAAGAGATTTCAAAATTGCCTTTTTCATTTAATTTAGCATGTTCTGGTACAAGACCATGATGCACCCTCTCAGTTTGAGAAATACCAAATTCATGAACATCTTTCTTACCACAATTTGGACAAATAACTTCTGTTTGATAAACATTTCCATAGCCTGTTTTTCTGGCTGCAATAAGAATTGCATTTTTATCACCAATTAAAAGAGAGTCTGTGCTTATCTGTTTATTAATAATAATGTTATTTAACATTCTATCTAACGCAACACCTTCTTTGAGTAAAGATGGTGAACTTAAAGTATCTTCATCTTTTGCTGTCATATGTTTAACTTCAATAGTGTTTTTACCTTTAAGAGGATGTCCCTCAGGATAATAAAGACCTTTTGACGGTAGTTCAACGAACTCTGTTGGAGTTACAAAATTCAATAAACTGTTTTGTGGTTTTTGTTCTGTTTGTTGTGGCGGTAAAGGAGCCATCATCCTATCATTATTTCTATTTGTCATTTTTACCTCATAGTAAATAGTTTTAATCTGTTATATTTTGTGTTGTCAGTGTGCAAGAATCATATTCTAAATCTATAGTGATTAAGTTAGTATCTTCTGAGCCGTAATCTAAATCACCAAAATTTATACCAGTCAAGATTGGCGATTCTATTGTCCAAACTTGGGCTAATTTGCCACTGACTATTGCGGTTCCAAGACCTTCACCAGCAGACACAACTTTTTCTTTTTTACCTGTGAACTTATAAATTTCTATTTGTGAAAACTTTATACTACTATTTTCAACTTGCCCTAGAGCTAATTTCGAGTCTTTAGCTAGCGAATCTGGTACATCACCAAAGTTTAAACCCGGCAATAGAAACCTACCAGTATTAAATAAGCCAGCTGCTAAAGATTCCTCATTAGTGTTCAGGCCACCAACAAGGTCTGTGTCATAAAAAGAAATTTTTATTGGTTGCCATTGAACTGTACCTTCTGTTCTCACCATTTTATTACCCAAAAGAACAGTTTCCACATTTCTTTGAAGAGAAGGTAAGGATAAGTCCTTTACTCTATAGGTAAATTTTTGAGTAGTATTTTCTTCTTCTACAATAAACTTGACTTGAAAATCAAATTTTCTACTAGGCTGTATGCCAAACCCTTCTTTGTTCCACCAAGTCATAATTTACCTATTATTCAAAGTAATCTTTACCTTGAACATTGCAAGAAGCCCAATCATATTTAAAAGTTATAGAAATTTCTCTCATGTCTTCTGAAGAATAATCAAAATCTCCAAACTTTACATTTGTTATGAATGCATTGTTAAGGGTCCATTCTTCCAAAACTTCTGCTCCGCTTTGACTTAAAGCTTCCAAAATAACATTTCCATTATTTGTCACCAAGTCAGACTTAGCAAAAGTATCAAAATCACCATCCGCACTACCATCTGTTGGTATCTTATAACCAGCAAGTTCAATCAATTCAAGTGTTTTATTTACAACATCTTTATCACCAGCTGGGTCAATCAGAGTCACTTCTACATCATTCCATTTAATCTTTCCTGGGTAATGAAAAACATGGTCACTAAAGTGATGTTCAATTGTTGAAATTTCAAATGAAGGAGCTGTAATAGACTTTACATACCAAGCAACTTCATTACTGAACAATTGCACCCTAAATCTAAACTTTCTTTTTGGTTCTGCTTCACCTGTTGTCCAAAAACTCATTATTTATTTCTCCTGTAATTTTATTATAATTAGTTGTTACTCTAGAATTCTATACCAGATCTTGTAATAACAAAGTCAACTGCAATGTATTCTATTGCTCTTGCTGGTTTAATAAAGATTTTAGCATATAAAATATTTCTATCAATTAAATCAGCTGTTGTTGTTTTATCGTCTAATACTAATTTATATTCTACAATTCCCAAACGAGACTGAACATCTCTTAAAACTCCATCAGCTTGAAATTTAAACCTACTCCATGTAGTTCTAACATTCTGATCAAAAAGAATTGTATTAGCAATAAGACCAATTCTGTGTTTCAAGAAAATCATCAATCTTCTAACATTAATTCTGTCTAATGCCGAAGGTGTTTGTTGAAGTGTCTTTTGTCCGAATATAACAATCTGATCTAATGATGGAAATCTAGCAATTGGATTAATGTTAGAAGAATATAATTTATCTCTATCATCTTTTGTTAAATGTTCCCATGTACCAGTTATGATAGGTCCTTCAGGTCCACCAAGTTCATTGATACCACCTCGGTTGAATCCAGCAGGAGCAAACCATAATTCAGAGGCTCCTTGAGACTTAGCAAGAGCTCCAACAGCAGCCACAGATGGTGGTGCGTATAGAACGTCATTTTGCCCACCTATGCGGTCTCTAAGTCGAACCCAGGGGTAATAGGTAGCAGCGTAAGAATTGTTTATTAAACGACCATCTAAAGCTGTTACGGTACCATTTATGTCACCTGTTGTGACCGAACCATTGTTCTCATAACCAGGCTTATAGCCACCTTCAACATCAATAATTGCCAAGAAGTCTTGCCGATCAGCTGCAATTGAAAGAATTTCGTCCGTCACATCAGTTTGTGTTACACCAGGAATTGTTAGCAAATCATATTCAACAGTTTCTTTGTCAGAAAGAGTTTCCAATGCCTTGAATACAGAATTGTATGCATAAGAAGAAAGTCTACTCTTGTCTGTTAAATTTTTGTTAGAAAACGGTTCAACTTCTGTTAAATCAAGACCATCGTGTCCACCAAATAGTGGAGCTTCAAATTGTTTTACTTTAAGATCTAATAATGCTGAAAGCCCTTGTTTTCTGGAATAAGATTGATCTCCTGCGGAACCAGCATCATAAGAACCAGATTCATAATAATAAGTGCTTGTGTTAGTTGAATCTTGTCTTATATCATCTAACGAAAACTGAAATGAATATTGAAGAGCATTAGGAAGCGATTCGCTCTCACCTAAGTGATGTGTCAATGTGCTTGAAGCATTTGAAGGAAGAACTCTAACTAAATCAACGTAAGAATCATCTCTTCTTGTTCCAGTTCCTCTGTGGTGTCTTACACCAAAGACACTTCTAGCTGGATAATTTCTACCATTTGAATTTGAATTATTATCTGTCAATCTAAGAGAAGGAAAAATAACTGATCCTGTGAATCCATTTGGCAATGCAGCAAAAGTACTAGCATCTCCACCGTGACCAGCAATAGAATTATTTCCCACAACAAAGGAGTGAACAAAGTCGTCTGTATCTGTTCCTGCTGTGTTACTATTAGTGGTCATGTGACCTGAATGAGCAAGACCACCAACGGTTATATTAAAGTGTGGTCCCGCTACTCTTGATGTTATAACCATAGTGCTATTACCAGTTGCTGGGGCATTATAGTGTGCAAGAGAATTTACCAGAGCTAGAATTGCATCGTAAACATCATTTTGACCAGACACCGCTCCTATTCCAACTTCAGCAGCAAAATTAGTAAAAGTTGTATCAGAAGCTGAAACATTTTTTGTATCTTTAAAAGTAATTGTATGAGTTAAGCCATCCAAAACCAGCGTCAGTGTGTCATCAGCAGTTGGTATAGTGTTTCCTGTTATATTTATAGAAGCTTTGTCTCCATCAGAGAGGGTTTGAGGATCATGTAATTCATTAACCCCTTTTGAACCATAAGCAAGAACAAAAGGTTTTGGTTGCAATGGTCCATAAAACCCAACAGGCAAAGCATGTCTATCTTGTAATTGTTGATCTTTAACAGCATTAGTCACTTCAACATAAACATAATTTGAATTATTTAAATATTCACCACGAACATTATACTTTAAGTTTGTTGCATCCCAAGAAAGATACTGGTCTCCAATAATTTTTGAAATATAATTTTCTGATGAAGGGTCCAAATTTAGTCCTGAGAATTGTTCAACAACAGTTCCATTTTTATCAACAATTTCAATTGTAAAAGTAGAGTTTGGAACAAGAGTGTTACCAAGAACCAAGTCTTTTACTCTTATAGAGTAGTTATTTTGTAACCATTCTCCTTCGTGTATTGCAACAAGACGGAACAATTTTTCAGGATTTTGATAAGGCTGAGACTTTCTATTAAAAAACCATCCTGTTTTTGCTGGTAGCATGTCTTTTTTATGATCAGCAAAATTTAATGATCCAGAGTCTAAGGCCAAAAGAATACCATAAGAAGAACCAGCAGTCGTTGCTGTCCCAAGTTTAGAGTTAACAGCAACTTCATAGGTTTCTCCTAGGAAATAATTTTTATTTGTTAATCCAAAGTTTTTATTTGCTTGTAAAAGTTGAGGGTTTGTACTAAACACATCTCTAATATATTGTCTTGATCCGGGTGTAAAGTCAAATGTAAACTCCTCAGCGGCTGCTGAGAAATCATCTGTTTTATAAAGTTCCATTTGGAATTTTCCAACAGCTCCAGCTTGTGAATTAATCAAAGTACCAGCAGAGGAAGTAGCAGCAGCACCTGGATGGGATACTCTAGTTCCTTTTAGTGCTAATGCTGCACCTGTTACATAAAAAACAGCAGCTAAAGAACCAGTAGATTGAGTTCCTGACCCTGTGGCAGGAAAAACAAACAATCCATAAGCTGATGCGTTTGTTGAAGGAAGTGCGGTTGGATTAGCAGAACTATCTACCGACCAGCCAGCTAATTCATCGTTAGAGTTTGCAGCTACGTTTGCTTCTCCCAATAGTCTTACAAAAGTTACTGGTGTAGTTTGTGATGCGAGGTGAGCTTGAGCCGCATAGACCCCGTAAGTTGGTCCTAATGAATTTCCATTTCTCCAAATGTCATTATCTTGCGAACCTTTTCCAGAAATACCCTTTCCAAAAATTTCGTTAAAGTCATCTATACTTCTAACTCTAATTGGTTTCATGGCTGGTCCAGATAATGATCTCCCTATGATAACGGGTCCTAGATCGTCACTGACAACAGCTGGTAATTGTGATTCATCAACCTCATTTAGTTGAATTCCTGGTGAAATAAAATCAAATCTTGTAGGCATTAAGTTTCTCCTTTCTTATATTCGTGTCTTCTATAAATAGTAGCTTAAAAATGTAAAAGCTCTATTCCTTATAATCATTGTTTTTCTTTTTCCATGGTATTTTGTCCCCAACAATTCTCCTTTCGTTGGTAAATCTAACTCTTACTTGATTTTCTCTCCTAGCTAATAGTGGTTTCTTTCTAGAATAACCTTCACCTGATAGATATCCTAACACTTTTATACTTATTGTTGACTCGAACATCCTTTCTTCTTCTCCAACATTTTTGGTATTGTTGTTAGCAGAAAAATCTTGCTCAATAAATGCTTCATACCTGTGTCCTTTGTTTTCAAACACAAAAGAATTAATTTGTCCTGTTGTGGTTATGAAGGGTTGAATTGCGTCATTCATCTGTTGTTGAAACTCTGTCCTAACAACCACATTATATTTAACAGTTACATAAACAGGAATTGGTGCTTTAAATGTATCATAGACTATTTGACTATTCTCATCAATTTTATAAGTTTGCTGCATGTTTTCAGTTGTTTTTTGACTAATTTCAGATTGAAAGTTTTGAGTTTTATCTTGATTAATTCTGGAACCAACTGGTTCAACACCGCCTCTATAATCTTCATTTTCAAAATTATTTGCTTGGTATGCACCTTTAAAGTTTGGATCTTTTGTAACAGAATCTCTATTAACAGTCATTAAGGGTAAAATTAGTTTACCAACCTTGTCTCTAATTCTAACATCGTTTTTAACTTGATAAGATCTTTCTGCTCCAAGCCATAAAACTGGTATTTTATAGATTCCTTTGTTGGTTTTTGTATATACATCTAATACACTATTGACCCAATTGTATAAACCAGTGTCAATACTCTCCAATGTTGATGCCTCAAACTTTATAAACTCATCATTCTGCATTAAACACTCCATCTCTTGCTCTTATACAATCAGCAGTTATTTCAAACTGTGTATCAGCTTGACCAAAAAGGTGTTTTGGTTCATTTGTTTTAACAATTTCATAAAAAATAGAACCATATCTGATAAAATCTCCTTCACGAACAAATAAATCTTGATCATCTGTTAATCTTCTTTTATGAAACATAACTTTTAATCCTGTTTTTTTATCTAGACCGATGTTTTCAACAACATTTGTTTCAACTCCTTGGTATTCAACTCTTGCAAACACTCTCAATGGTGGCAAGAAAGTCTTTTCTATTGCTTCTCCATAAAGAGGGTGAAAGTTGGTGTGTTGTATGTCAATTGGAAAATATAACAATTGTTGACCTGCCACTCTTTCAATAACTTCATCATTGACCTGCTTTACAAGGTTTTTTTCCTTCTCTCCTAGAAACATTGGAGGCGGAGGAGCATCTAATTTTGACCATTTGTTATCATCTGACATTTATTTATCCTACAAAAATTCCCATGGGTGATTCATTCATTATATCTACCGCATTGTTTGTCATTTCTTTATCAGCAGCAATCAATTTTGAATACTCTGTTTCTTCTAGAAGTTTTCTTAATTCTTCTTTTAGTGCTGTTTGTTCTTCTTTTGCCTGTCCTAACAAATCTGATGCATTAAGGGTGACATTATCACCAGGAATTGGTATACTACCACCAAACTTACCTCTTATTTGACCAAGAGTTTCTTTCGAAAGTGCTAAAGCAAATCTTCTTATCCATTGTTGACCCATTGAGTTGATTTTTTCGTATGGAATGTTTTCAAAAGGTATTGTGTTTATATTATTAACACCATCTTGTCCTACTCCTGTATCTGACCAAATATCTCCATTTTCAATTGTAAATTTAAACCAAAACTTTTCTGGTGAAACACTTGTTGGTATTGGAAAAATTCTTAACTTATTATTGATAATTTCGTAAGAATAGTGTGAGGTTCTGGTATAAAGATGATCTTCATAAGAAATAGCTTGAAGTTTATTATGCCATGCTGGAATTACCTGAAAAGAAGAATCATCAGCATACTGTCCGTAATTGTGAAAGTTTCCAACAACGTTTAGTCCACCATAATATCCATAGAATCTCCACATTTGTTGAGGAGAGACATAGTACATTTTTCTTATTTTAACCCTAGGGTTATTTACCATTTTATTATAATAAGGAGAATCTGCGTTATCAGTGTTAAATGCTGAAGATGAAACTAATTGTTGAAGATCATAATCTTGTTTTCCTGCCTGTGTACTTATTGAAGCACTATACACAGGAGTAGTGCCTCCAATTCCAGCTTCGGTTCCAAAAGAGTCGCCAATCCTAAAAGAAGTTTCAAAAGAAAATCTAGGATATTTTAAAGCATAGCCATCAGGACCATCAGTTGTATCACCTTTGTGATTAAAAGAGCCTGTTTCGCCACCTAGAGCTGAACCGATAACGTTTTTGGCTTGATGTTGATTTACAATATAAGAATATTCTAGAACTGCTTCTTCATAGTTGGCAAAAACAGATCCACTTGTTATTTCTAAATCTAATACATCTCCGCCAAGTCTTTTATAAGTAAAAGCAACTTGTGCTATTGCTCCTGTAACAAAAGCAGCAGAGCCCGAATAAGCTCCAATAGGGCAAGCGTCTATAACTTCTGAGTTAATAGGGGCTGCTCCGTTAAATGAAGCTGTTTGTGGTAACACAATTGCTGATTGTGTTGAAGTTGGTGTTAAAGTAGGTAAAGACATTCATGAAACCTCCATTCCAAGTAATTAGTTTTTTAAAAAGAAAAGCCCCTTGCAATTGGAGAGCGAGGGGCGAGAGCGGAGGACTAACACATGTGTTAAGTAGTAACCAATGTAATTAGTTTACTCCTCGGAAGAAGCCGCTTTTTTCTTTGCAGCTTGCGCTTTTTTCTTTGCAGCAGCTTTTTTCTTAGCTTCATCGGCTTTACGCTTTGCTTCAGCTTTAGCATCTGCTTTGCGTTTATCCTCTTTGGCTTTTATTTTACGTATGCTTGAAAACAAACTCATAATTAAATCTCCCATGCACCACGAATGTAGTTAATTGTTAAAGATTCTGCGGCAGTTGCACCGGCAGCTTCTGCTACTTGAAGTACTAAGGCCATGGTCTGATCAGGAACTGAAGCCGAAACTGTCTTTACCAAATTTAAAGCACCAACCTCTGAACCAGTTGCTGCTCTTCCACCATAATATTTAATGTTTCCATTTCCATCCCAATGTATAGCTAATGTAAGAACATCAGTATCTGCTGCTAAAGTAATTGCGGTATCAAGTGAAATATCAATATCATTTGTTGCATCAGTGTCTTTGTTTTGTCTAATTTTTATAGCACCAGTGGTGTGTACATTTTTACAAAAACCAGCAGAATCTGCGCCACCAGCAGCAGCTTTAACAGCTAGGTTTTCACCTTCGGTATATGAAGCTTCTACTAAACCAAAAAACATCTCAGTTGTATCAATGTCATCTACTTTGAAAGATGCTTCAACCCACCATTTTTTTCCAGTGACACACTGAAATGGTTCAGCAGCAGTTAAAATAGCAGTTTGATCAGCAGCTGCGCCACCGGTTGTTATTTTAAAAGCTCCATCTTTAAAATCAGCATTATTTGCTACAAGCGTTGGTGCAGGAGCACTGTTTTCGTCATCTCTTAACCAAACAGATGTAGTTTGTCCATCAACAGGAACATCTGTCAAGTCTTCCATTCCAAAACCATGCATCTGTCCAATTGCGATAACTCTTAAATTACGTTGTAAACCAGGCACCATTGGAGGACGGACAAATCCCCACTCATCGTTTGAATCATAATTTCTTTCTAAAAGACTATCAAGTCTTCTACGTCCCATTCTTCTATTTCCCATAATATTTCTCCTTTTTATAATTATGGACCTGTTTTCTGGTCAGTTTCTACCAGCCCCATTCCGGTAGAGACAGTGAGCAGGGGCCTCGCTCAAAGGAGACCAGAATTCAAGTCGTAGTAAATAGTTTTCAAAAATAGAAAAGCCCCAAGGAAAATCCAAGGGGCTCTCATGATGAATAAGTTCAACCAATCAAAGATTAGGAAGCACCTTCTCCACCTAGAAGATCACGAACGATAACAAGACCGTACATATCAGGACGAACCATCTTCTTAGCGTAACGAGTCATTACGCCTTTACGAGGAACAAAGTCTTCTGGTCCGAAGATTGTAGGTGTGGTTTGTAGAGGCACATAAGGTGCGTAAACATAACCAGACTCAAGGAAAGAAGCTCCTTTACGTCCAACGAGAACAACGTTACGTGGGAAGTAAGGGTCAACAATAACATCAAACTTACGAGAAAGACTTCCAGCCTTAACCGCGCCGATATCACCTTTGTCAGCATCAGCAGTTACGTTTGCACGGAAACCACTTGTGAACTCAAGGATGTTAGCAACTTCAGGAGAAACTACAACATAGTTAGCTCCACCACGAAGTGTCTTTCTGTGGATCTGAGCAGAAACATCGTTGATGGTTTCAATAAGAGTCTCATACCATTCAGAAACCGTTCCAGTGAAATCAGGAGCAGCAGATGTTGCACCAAGTTCTTCACCAGTTACTTTGTTTACAAAGAGTCCAGGAGAACGAGACCAGTAGTATGTTGCAGCAGTTGCACCATTTACAAGGTCAGCAAGGATCTCGCGATCGATCTCAAGAGCAATTTGCTCAGAAAGGATAGAAGTCAACTCAACCTCAGCATCCAAGTTATGGTATGCGTTAAGGTCTTGACCTAACTCAGGAGTCCACTTAGCTTTTAGCTTTTTGGTCTGAGCTGTGATCGCTGTTGAATCAACCTTGATGTCGATCTCTGGAATGTCTTCGGTTCCTTCAAACGGAAGAGCACTTGCCAATACACCACCAATAGATGCACCAGTTGTTGTTAAAGTGTCAATAGCAGGATAAGAACCAGTTAGATCAGCACCCATTGCAGCAGCAGAGTTGGCCATACGAGCATGGGTATCAACGAAGAAAAAGTCAATGTCACCATCTGCGTTTTTCTTTGTTAATCGTCGTACT